CAGCCATACGGCGGACCGGTTGCCATTACGCCGTACACACTGATGCAGGCGGTGGCTATTGAAGGAGAGCCACAGGTCGGCCCTTCATCTGAGCCGGATTGGTACTACGTCATCGTACTGGCCGGGCAGTCCAATGCCATGGCTTACGGTGAAGGGCTTCCGCTGCCGGATTCATACGATGCTCCGGATCCGCGCATTAAACAGCTGGCGCGCCGCAGTACAGTGACGCCGGGCGGGGCTGCCTGCAGATATAACGATATTATTCCGGCTGACCACTGTCTGCATGATGTGCAGGATATGAGTACGCTGAATCATCCGAGGGCTGACCTGAGCAAAGGGCAGTACGGCTGTGTCGGCCAGGGTTTACATATTGCCAAAAAACTGCTTCCGTATATCCCGAATAACGCGGGGATCCTGCTGGTACCATGCTGTCGTGGTGGTTCGGCATTTACCCAGGGCGCGGAGGGGACATTCAGCGAGTCCACGGGGGCCAGCCAGGATTCGGCACGCTGGGGGGTGGGCAAGCCGTTATATCAGGATCTGATTTCCCGCACAAAAGCGGCATTGCAGAAAAATCCCAAAAACGTTCTGCTGGCCGTCTGCTGGATGCAGGGTGAGTTTGACATGAGCGCCGCCACCCACGCACAGCAACCTGCGCTGTTTACAGCCATGCTGGCACAGTTTCGTGTTGACCTCTCCGTGTTTAACGCGCAGTGCCATGGTGGCAGTGCTGCAGATGTGCCGTGGATTTGTGGTGACACGACGTATTACTGGAAAAATACCTACGGCACCCAGTACAACACCGTGTACGGCGGGTATAAAAACAGGGAGAGTGAGGGCGTTTATTTTGTGCCCTTCATGACAGACGGTAACGGCGTCAATACCGCCACTAACGCGCCGGCAGAAGATCCGGATATTCCGGCATCAGGATATTACGGTGCGGCATCGAGAACGAATGGAAACCAGGTATCATCAAACCGCCCGACACATTTCAGTTCATGGGCGCGCAGGAGCATTATTCCGGATCGTCTGGCAACCGCTATTCTGAACGCAGCCGGGCGCACCTCCGCCTTCATCAGTGGTAAGGCACCGGAAATCAAACCCTCGCCCGGCGGCAACACGCCATCGGGTCCGTCTGCAGATACGTCCGTTCGCACAATCTCCCTGCTGCCGGCAGCCGGAGAGGCTGCTGCGCAGGGCTGGAGCATTAAGGATGGCGGAATTCAGTTGTCAGATGGTGTATTTAAGATCACCAGGCAGAGCAATAAAACCTGGTCCCTGACGCATCCGGTGGATGACGCAATTACCCTGCTGACACAGGGCGGCAGACTGAACTGTAAGTTCCGCCTGTCAGGCGCACTGACCAACAATCAGTTCGGGCTGGGGATTTATCTGTATACGGATGCTCCCGTTCCTGATGGTGTGGCGATGACGGGTACCGGTAATCCGTTCCTGATGTCGTACTTCACTCAGACCACTGACGGCAGAGTGAATCTGATGCATCACAGGAAAGCCGGAAACACGAAGCTGGGGGAGTTCGGCGATTACGGTAACGACTGGCAGACGCTGGAGCTGGTGTTCACCGCCGGCAGTGCCACGGTTACTCCAAAACTGAATGGAGTGGCTGGCCCGGCATTCCAGGTTATAAAAGACAGTCTGACACTGGGACTGAATGCGCTGACGCTGACGGATGTTACAAAAAATGCAGCGTATGGCGTTGAGATAGAAAGTCTGGTGCTGGAGATAAATGCACCGGCATCATCATAAAAAGTGAGCCAGTCAAATGGAAGGTATCGTTAAACTCACCGGTAGTGTCAGTGGGTCGTCTGAGACGCCTGCATGAGTTATCAGAGCCATCAGTAGTTAACTGGTGGCTTTTTTATTGTTGTCAGCTTCCGGATAACGGGAGACGGGGTATGTACCAGATGGAAAAAATCACAACAGGTGTGTCATACACCACGTCAGCGGTAGGGACGGGATACTGGTTACTGCAACTGCTGGACAAAGTCTCTCCGTCCCAGTGGGTGGCAATAGGTGTACTGGGGAGTCTGCTGTTTGGCCTGCTGACGTATCTGACTAACCTGTATTTCAAAATCAGGGAGGACCGCCGTAAGACGGCGCGGGGAGACTAAAGCGATGAAGAAAAAATACGAACTGGTTGTTAAAGAGATAAATAATTACCCGGATAAGATTGCTGTTACTGTGGCACTTGAAATTGGCGGGCATCCGTCGTTGTTGTTGCCACATGTGGCGATTAGTCTTGACCGTACTGAAGGTGCCACGCTGGAGTTTTACGAAGCTGAGGCGAAAAAGCAGGCGAAGCAGTTTTTCATGGATGTTGCTGCCGGGTTATGTGAAGGGGATGGTCCGTTACCGGAAAAGCGTCCCGTAATTTTAGAGGCGCAGGATGTGTTGATAACCTACAGAGGAAAACTACCGGGAATAATTACGGGTTCTCTGAAGACTCCACCGCTGGCCTGAAGACTTAACATATCCAGGGATTTGAAATCGATAAACCCTGATAAATATCCATGAACGCAAAAATCAGATACGGCCTGTCGGCTGCCGTTCTGGCGCTGATTGGTGCAGGGGCGTCTGCGCCTGAAATCCTCGACCAGTTTCTGGATGAAAAGGAAGGTAACCACACCACAGCATACCGTGATGGTGCGGGTATCTGGACCATCTGCCGTGGAGCCACCCGGGTGGATGGTAAGCCTGTTATTCCTGGCATGAAGCTGTCGAAGGAAAAATGCGACCGGGTTAACGCCATTGAGCGTGATAAGGCGCTGGCATGGGTGGAGAAAAACATCAGAGTGCCGCTGACCGAACCCCAGAAAGCGGGGATCGCGTCATTCTGTCCGTACAACATTGGCCCCGGTAAGTGTTTCCCGTCGACGTTTTATAAACGAATTAATGCAGGAGATCGAAAAGGTGCCTGCGAAGCGATTCGCTGGTGGATTAAGGACGGTGGCAGAGACTGCCGTATTCGCTCAAATAACTGTTATGGTCAGGTATCCCGTCGTGACCAGGAGAGCGCGCTGGCGTGCTGGGGAATCGACAGATAAGCAGAATATTTTGCTGAAAAATGACGTTGGCCAGCGCGGGCGGATAACACGAAATCCTGCGAACTGGCAAAATGTAAGTGAATAAAGTTAGGCAGATTATTTCACGCAGAGGCACCGTAATGGTGCCTTTGTCATTTCTGCGCTTCGCACAAGCGTAAATAAACCAAAGAACCTTTCAGGATGAGCCCTGGTGGATAACCGGCAGTGGTCTGGTTAACCCTCTTTGGGCTGGTTATTCCTGTGCGCAGGGTTCATCACTAAAAGGAATCAACCATGAAAGAGATGATTTCTGTCGATCATGAAATATCCATGAGTAGTCTGGATTTTCTGAATAACATTATTAATCCAGCCCGGGCAGAAGCCGGAGAAGTCCCTCATGAACCGCGTAAGTTTCTTGCAAAAATTGAGGATGAGCTAGAGCTTGATGGAACCGGAAAAAAATTCCGGTTAAACAATAACCAGACAAGAACGGCATACTATGATCTGGATTTTGACCAGATGATGCTCGTTGGCATGAGGGAGTCAAAGGCCGTTCGTCGTTCTGTGCTGGCAAGACTCAAAGCGATGCATGGTATTCAGATCCCCCGGACTTTACCTGAGGCGTTGCGATTTGCGGCAAAACTGGCTGAACAGAAAGCAGTGCTGGAAAATCAACTGGCAATAGCAGCGCCGAAGGCTGAATTTGTTGATAACTATGTTGAAGCATCTGGTCTGATGGGATTCCGGGAAGTTGCTAAGTTACTCGGTATCAAAGAAACCGATTTCCGGCTGTTTTTGTTGGAGAACGGAATAATGTATCGCCTCGCTGGAAAAATGACGCCTTACTCGCATCACCTGGATGCGGGGCGGTTTAGCGTGAAAACGGGCGAGGCGGGCAATGGTCATGCTTTTACGCAGGTTAAATTCACCCCAAAAGGTGTTCAGTGGATTGCTGGTCTGCTTGCTGCATGGAGAGCTACCGCAGCATGAAGATGATAAAAACGGACTGGAAATTTTTGCTGGTCTGGCTGATTCCGTTTTTATGGGTGGTTGCCCGGTTAATTACTGCTATTAAGGGGTAAAGATGTCAGACAAACTCATAATGCTGGCGAAGGGCCTTTGTGTAATCGTCGGTATTTCATTTTCACTAATGCTGGTTGTTCTTTTTCTTTCCATAACCTGGATGGCGTTGACTTCGGCAGGGCTGGTGGGGTGAGCATAAACCGAATGCTTTCCGCGTTTACCGTTATTCTGCTGGTGGTCTGTGGTGCGCTTAGTCTGGGGCTGAATCATTACCGCGATAACGTCATCACCTACAAAGCGCAGCGCGATAAAAAAGCCAGAGAGCTGGAGCTGGCAAACGCAACCATTACTGATATGCAGGTGCGCCAGCGCGATGTTGCTGCGCTCGATGCAAAATACTCGAGGGAATTAGCCGATGCGAGAGCTGAAAATGAAACTCTGCGTGCTGATGTTGCCGCTGGTCGTAAGCGCCTGCGGATCAACGCCACCTGCTCCGGTACCGTGCGTGAAGCCACCGGCACCTCCGGCGTGGATAATGCAACCGGCCCCCGACTGGCAGACACCGCTGAACGGGATTATTTCATCCTCAGAGAACGGTTGATGACAATGCAGAAGCAGCTGGAAGGGGCACAGGACTATATCCGCACTCAGTGCCTGAACTAAGTTTTGCTGATGCGCCGTATCGTCGCCGTATTCCTGCATTAACAGAGACCGCAGCCCGACAGGGAGACTCCTCTGCGAGAGTGTGCGGGGATAATCAAAAACGATACACACCGGGGTTTACCGCGTAAACGGAGCGCGGCGTTCTCCCCTCATGGTCGCCCGTCCGGTGCGATGGTGGAAGAAACTGGAATCTGTTCAATAAAAAAACTGCCGTGTTGGAGTCACAGCAGTAATGTACTGATTGGGTAGAAGATTATTATTGTTATGCTTTATTTTTATTCTATATGGCTGATTATTTCAATTCGGAATTAATACAGCTAATGTCTGTGAGTTTTTATAAATTCAGCAATATAAAGAAATAGTTATATGAACAGCCATCGCAGAGCATACTGTGTATCATTCTTTTTTATAGTCAACTGACGGGCATATTTTATGTCTGCTGCCAGCTCCCGGCGGCAAGATTCAATGACCCACGCAGAAAAATTTTCTGAACCTTTCTGGTCAAGAGCGATGTTAATTTGTTCAATCATCTGGTTTGGAAATCGGATGTTGCGGGTTGTTGTTCTGCGGGGCCGGTTTTTCGATGACATTTTCTTTCCTCTGGTGACAAGCTATATGGCGAGGATTTTACATGGCTGTGCTTCGTACGTTACCGGGCAGAATCAAAACTCTGAACACCCGGCGGATAAATGTCCTGAGGGGGGAACAGCGTCGTGTCAGTGGCAGTGCCCGGGTTTCCCTCAAACGTCGTATCTGGCGGAGGGATGCCGGACACTGTTGTCTCTGTAGACGCGTGGTTGACCTTTGTGACAGTGAACTCGATCACCGCATTGCACTTCAGTTCGGTGGTGGTAATGAGGAGACGAACCTCTGGACCCTCTGTACTGAATGCCATCGCCAGAAGTCAGCGAGTGAAGCGGCGAGTGGTATGCCTGATCCGACGTTGCCTGAGCTTCCTGATGGCACGCTCAGGGCCGACGGAATCACTGGCCTGTGACCAGACCCGGGGGGATCATCCGGACGAAAAAAAACGATCGCCCTGGACACCGCGCCCCCTCTCACGC